CAGAATTACGCAACATATATCCAAGTACTTGGCTGATAAACGCCTGCATTTCCTCCGCCGTAGGACGCTTGGCGTCCAAATTGTCTTCTGATGGCATGAAATCGCTGTTACTAAATTGGTAACAGTACTCATATTTGCTATTTTTTTGCCCACAGGCCCTTGGATGACAGTGTGATTTAATGCCCTTGGGGTTCGAAACCCGGCGTATGGGTAGCAAAAAGCCCGCCACCGAATTGGTAACGGGCTTCTCAGATTCTGTGGTGCCCCCAGCGGGATGTCCGCGTGCGGCTGGCGCCGCCCGCTTTCGCTGCGTCGCTCCGCTCCTTGCGTGCTGCGCTGGAAAACGCTTGCGCGTTTCCTCAGCTCCGCACCCTGTCGGGTTCGAATCCCGGCACATGGGTAGCAAAAAGCCCGCCACCGCGAGGGTAACGGGCTTCTCAGTTTAAATGGTGCCCCGTTTCAAAAGATAGCCGAACCCAGATACTGGCGCTCGGGCGCTCCGTGTTCATCAGGTTTTCTCGGGCCGCCTGAAAAGCAACTACTGAAAAAGGGGAGGTCCCGCGAGGAGCCTCCCCTTTACTTTTGGCTATCCCACCACCAGCACTTGGCCGGGGTAGATCACGTTCGGGTTCGCCAGCCCGTTCGCCTTGGCCAGCGTCCGGTAGTCCGTGCCGTACTTGGCGGCGATGCCCGAGAGCGTGTCTCCGCTCTTGACCGTGTAGGTCTTCTTGGACGACGCCCCGAGGCGGTCGTTGACCACGCCCTGCACATCGGCGTAGCGGCCGCCGAGCACGCGCTTGCGAAGCTCGCCGCTGCCGAGCTGCCCACGGATTACCGCGTCGGCCAGCTCCGTGGCCCCCGTCTTCAGGACGTAGTTCACCAACTCCTGCACCTCGTCGTAGCGGTCCCCGAGCGCCTCCTTGCGCGCGTCTCCGTTGCCGTAGGTGCCGTCCATGACGCGGGCGGCCAGCTCGAGCGCCGTCTCCTGCGGCTGCGGGACCGTCCCGCTCGGCTTGGCATCGGGCACGGGCAGGCCCTTGGGGTTCGCCACCCTGTCCCATCCGTCCGCATCGAGGTGCGCGATGTCGAGGTCGAGCGGCCCGGCGTATCCGTCGAGGCGGCCGTTGGAGCTGTACTGGTGGAGTGCGCACTCGTTCCACGCGCCGAAGCCGCCGGAGGGCAGCCACGGGGTCGCCTGGTATGCCGTGCGCTCCGTGTTGGCGTACTGGGCGACCCACAGCGGGTGGTCCTTGGCCACGGCGCTCCAGTCGTCCTCGGTGCATACGCTGCGGCTCATATAGACCGCGCATCGGATGCCCGTCAGCTCGTGGACGCGGTCGAGGAACTTCTTGGCACCGGCGGCCCCGTGGACCATGCCGTACATCTCGTAATCGAGCGCGGGCACGCCGTTGCCGAAGTAGTTCTTGGTCTGCGATACGAAGAACTCGGCCTGCTTCACCGGGTCTTCGCCGTTCAGGAAGTGGTAGAAGCCCCACTTCTTCCCGAGCGCCTTGGCCTTCTGGACGAAGCCGTCGCAGGTGTCGTGGACGATTCCGGTGCCCTCGGTAGCCTTGCAGATCATGAAGTCGAACGGGACCTTGTCGAGGTCGATGCCCCTCTGGTAGTTGCTGATGTCGATGCCCTGCACCGTCAATCACTCCCTATCGCTATGAAGTACGCCCACGATACGCTGGCGAACTCGTCTGTGTTCAGATTCACTTGTCCCTCGTCTGGGTCGCGGATGTCGGCCGTGCTGCCGTCCCACCCGCATATGAGCACGATGTGGCCTCCGTAGGCCCTCCCGCCCTCGTGGAGCTGGCCGGTCATGGAGCCGAACACCATCCAGCCGCGCTCCGCATACCCGAGCGCCTCCTGCTGGTCGTAGAGCAGGCCCGTGCTCGACAGGCTCCCGTCGTTCGCGCACATCCACGTGCAGAACTTCTGCATGTCGTTCAGGCCGTCCGTGGTGCAGGTGTCGCCGACGGTCAGCGCGAGCCGCAGGGGCGTCCACTCCTCGCCGGTGAGGCGGGTGTACGCCATGGCCGCGCTTGTGAGGCCGCAGCCGCTCGTTGCGATGTCGTCCCCAGCATAGGGGAGAGCGCCCCAGCGCTCGTCCGTCTGGAGGTAGGTCGGGACCTGCGCTGGGGCGTCCTTGTCGTAGACGGTCGGTATCGCCTTTCCGGCCGTCCGCACCTGCGGCATCCCTAGCTCGAGAGAGAGGAAGACGAGCACGGATGCCGCGAGTAGCGCTAGCGCCGCATCGCAAACGGCGAGGTACCCTCCTCGACCTCCGGGACTCCGGCGATTGAGGTGAGTACCGATACCACTGCGGTGCATGCGGCCACGGCCGCGATCTGGCCCCAGTCGAGCGACGTGATGGCCACGGCGGTCGAGCCGATGAGCGTCACGGCCGTCTGGGCCGCCGTCTTCACGGCGCGGACTCCTGCGGCGATGAGCCAGCGCTTGAGTGCGTCCTTGTTCATAGTTGCTCCTAACCATTGTGGTTCTCTGGGTGCGTGTACTCGGGGATGCTGCCGTGTATGTCCAAGGTGTTGGCGTGCGCCCTGATCGTCTCGATGTACGTGTCCCCGTGTAGGAGGGCGTAGTTGTCGGCGCGCTTGTTGAGCGTGTCCAGCTCCATGGCCGTGATGTAGCCCCGGGCCACCGCCTCCTCGTAGCTGCGCACGATGGAGGCCTTCAGTTGCGAGCGCTGCGCGGATATGACGGCCGAGTACTCCTTGCGGATGTCATGCAGCTGCCTGCCGAGATACCCGGCGAGGCCCGTCACCACCGCGAGCGTCAGTCCGCTGATAACGGTGGAGAGCATCAGGCCTCCTCGTCCAGCATCTTCTGCACCTTCTCGCGCCAAAGCTCGGGCACCTCGTCGATGGTGCGCTTGCCCGCCTTGACCTGTCGGTAATAGATCTTCGCCATTGCTACTCACCTCCCTTGATTGCCGCCACGAGGTCTCCGAGTTCGGCCAGTGCGGCCTCCTGGTCCTCGATTGCCGACTGCTGCTCCGCGACCATGTCGCCGAGCTCCGCGAGGGCGTCGCCGCTGTCGCTGGCGCTCTGCTCGGTCTCGTCGATTCGCTCGTCGAGGGTCATGCCGTCGCGCACGGCCTGCTCCCAGAGCTGGTCGAACGCCTCGGCGGCCTCGTCCTTCGAGATGGCGGCGAGGACGTACTGCTCGTCAGCCTGCCACTCCACGGTGGCTTCTCCGGCAGGGTCGATCTGCTCGCGCGTCACCTTCTGGATGTTGCGGCGCAGCCTGATGTCCGCGAAGCCGTCCGGGCGCTCGTGGTAGTCCACGGCCTGAAGCTCCGCCGTCGAATAAACTCTCATCGAGTCTCCTCTCGGTCTCGGCAAGGCTCACGACGTCCTTGCACCGTGCGAATGTATCCTCCGCGTGATATTTCTCGATGACTCCCTTGCTGCAGCTGTGTTTCAGGTAGCCGTAGTAGCTGATGCAGCGCCGGGCCAGCGGCAGCGGTATGACCTCCGACCGCCCGGCGAGCATGAAGGCGCGTCTGGCGCGCAGGAAGATGCCCGGCCGGATGGTGGTCTTGTACGTGTAGAAGACGAAGCCGACCATATCCAGCGGCTCCTTGTCGACGGCGCACACCTTCCACGGCTTCAGCTCGACGTGCAGCTCGTCCCTCACGAACTTGGACAGGCGGCGCGCGGCCATCTTCAGGTCGCGCTTGTCGTGGCCCATGAGCAGGATGTCGTCCATGTAGAACAGCACGTGGTCCACGAGGCGCTTGTCCGTCACCACGCCCGTGCGCCTGTTCACGCGCGTCTTGCGCAGGCGCTCCTGCGCGTAGTGGTACGCGCGCGAGGCGTAGTAGTTGGCCAGGTATTGGCTTAGGAACGAGCCGATGTTCAGACCGTGCGGGAACTGGTCGAGGAGGACGCCGACGAGGTAGAGCAGGGCCTCGTTCTTCACGTCGCGCGCGAGCATGGCGCGCAGCACGTCTTGGTCGATGCTCGGGTAGAACTTGCGGATGTCCAGCTTTATGAAGTACTTGGCACCCGGCTCGCGTATCCACTTCTCGATGGCGTGCTTGGCGAATATCTGCCCGCGCCCCGGTATGGAGGCCGTCTGGTAGTCGCCTATCTTGGCCATGAGCAGCTCGGCCAGACCGTTCACCGCGATGTAGTCGAAGCACTGGTGCTTCGGCGTCTCGCGCCCGATTATCCGGTGCTTGCCGTTTATCGGCTCGATTCGATTGAAGTACTGGATGGGTGCGACCGTGACGCGCCGCTCGCGTATCTCGGCGGCGAGGGAGCGCGCCAGCTCTTCCTCGCCTCCGTATTCGTCCAGAAGCGCCTGCACCTCCCTGCGCCCGCTCTTGCCTCGCAGGAAGTCGCGGACAGCGGCGAGGCAGAAGCCCTCGTCCTCGATGTCCACGCGCTTGCAGTAACGCCTCATTGTGTCCTATCTGGTTTTGGCGTTCTTCGCCGCCTGGCTACCAAACGCCGTGGGGTTGATATTTTCGTCAGTTGACGGGGCATGCCCGCTCGAAGCGGGTGGACTCGACGAGCGTGTTCCGCGTTTGACCAGATTTCCGACCGCCAAAGTCCCACCAGTAGGAGCCGAGCCTGTTGTTCGAATTGCCGTAGAAGGCACCGTACATAGACCCATTCCTGAGATTGCCGAAGCACTGCAGAAGGCCGAGAACCAAGCGGCTACCGCCGAGAACCCCCAAGGGGCCTGGGAGGGGTGATGAGGGGGCGCTGCCCCCTCGCTTGCGCTTCACCCCCGCACCATGGCTAGGCCATGGTGACCCCCAGGCCAGATAGCCGACCGCCAAAGCCCCACCAGGAGGAGCCGAGCCTGTGGCCCGAAGAGCCGCAGAAGGCACCGCACATAGACCCAAGCCCGAGATAGCCGAAGCACAGCAGCTCTCGCAGGCCGGGAGATGAGATCGGGTCGGAATATATCGCGTCGCAGGTGCCCGTCGTGGAGGTTCCCTTGGAACCGGTGGGCACGAGGAGGCCGGGGCACTTTGCGGACTCCTGCCAGTCCTCGTTGTACATCCACTGGCCGTTGGTCTTGCTGTCGCGCGCGGGCAGCTCGAGGTCGAGCTTGACGTGGTTGGCGTCGAGGGCCGAGGAGTACTTGCGCGAATCGAAGCACTTGTACAGCTCGCAATGGCCCTCGTCGGCCGACGTCTTGACCTGATTCACGATCACGTCGCACAGCGGCTCGTACGCTCCGCAGAGCACCTCGATGCCCTGGATGCGGTACGGCTGGCGCTGCTTGGGCTTGCCAGCGATGGGGTAGCCGTCCGTGCCGAGCAGGTTGTCGCACGTTCCGGTCTTCCATGGCATGGCGCTCACGTAATCGTCGACGGCCGTGGTGAACGGTGCGCCGTCGACGTAGACCGCGCATCGGTCGCTCATCGTCTCGATCTTGGTGACGGTGCGGTAGGCGAACGTGGACTGGCCTGCGGTCGCGCCTCGGTCGCTGTTCGGGCCGCAGTTCAGCGTGGAGCCGACGAGGAAGTAGTCGGCCGCCGCCTTCGGCAGCAGCACGCGGTTCACGCCGGTCTCGGCCTCGAGGACCTTGTGCTGCGTCGCGTAGTCGGTGCAGCCGCCGAGGCTCTGGAGGTCCTGCGTGGCGTACTTGATCATGAGCATGAGCTGGATATAGAAGTTGTCCGCCACGGTGCGGCCCGTGTAGCCCGCGCCCTTCTTCTTGCTGTAGCTGATGCCGGTGTCGTGCGAGCCGAACTGGAACGTGTGGACCTTGCCGGAGTAGCTGTGGGGCACGTTGTTGGAATCGCACCACGCGAGGTACGGCGAGAAGACGAGGAGCGGTCGCTCGGTGCCGTCGGCGTACTTCTGGCCCGGCAGCGGCCTCATGCCCTCGTACTTGGTGTCGGAGTAGAGCAGGCGCTTGTATCCGTTGCTGCGCGTGATGCTGTAGTAGCCGGGGCAGGCCATGACCCAGACGTCGCCGTTGGAGCCGTCGGCCCTGAAGCGGCCGTCACCCTTCATGGCCGTGCAGTGGAACTTGCCGCTGTCGTCGACCGTGCCGTTGACGGTGAAGTACTCGAAGGCGTTGAGCTTTGAGTAGTCGTCGCGGCCCGCCGTGGTGTTGGTGGCGGGCTGGCACACGAGGCCGACGTTGTCGCGCGTCTTGATGCCCTTGGGGTCGTTCGAGTAGGTGTACTCGGGGATGTCGACGCCGTACACCTTGCCGTCACGGCGGAGGCTGAACCACTCGCCGAGGTTGTCGTACTCGCCCTTGGTGCCGTCGTAGTGCGGCGCGACGGCCACGGGGTTCGCCGAGGCCTTGTGCACCTTGGTGATGAGGTCGACGGTGTCGCCGAACGTCATGACCTTGTTTACCTGTACTGCCATTCTTTCTCCTTTACTGGCCGAATACCTTTCCGAAGGCGTAGTCGTAGTCCTCCTGGGTGAGGCCGTCGAGGACCGTGTCGGTGCCGATTGCCGGGGCGATGATGGACTCGTACGCCTCGTCGATTTCCGCGTGCGTGGCGAAGACCACTCCGGCGCTCGCCATCGCGGCGATCTTCTCCTTCGCGTCGTCCGTCAGGTCGTCGTAGCCGACCTTGAGCGACGCGAGCGCGGCCACGCAGCGGTCTGCCGCGGCGTCAGCCCGTCCGCGCGCGTTGATGACCTCGTCCATGATTGCCTGCCACTCGGACGCGCGCATATCCTCGGCGTTGCCGTAAGTGACGCGCTGCGCCTCGAGCGCGTTGATGAGGTGGTCGATCTCGGGGATGTAGTCGCCGCCCGTGGCCTCGATGGCCACCGAGGGGACGACCCTGATGGCGATGTTGCCCGTTGATGCCGACCAGTCCCCGGAGCTGATGCGGATGTACGAGGTCGGGATGTCGCCTGCCGCCTGCGTGAGCTTGGCGGGGACGGTGTACTGCACGATTCCGTCGGGCGCGGAGAGCACCGCGACGTTCTCGCCGTCGATGACCTTCCCGCCGTCCGGGCGCAGCGCGTAGAAGCGCACGGTCATGCCCGTGAGGTCGAGCACCGCGCCTCCCTGTCGCAGGTTGACGTTGAACACGTACGCCTCGGCGTCCTGCTGCCGAAGCGTGATGGGGTTGTCGAGCGTCGAGAAGCGGTTGGTGCCCTTCTCGATGTCGAGCGTGAGGTCTATGAGCATCTAGACCGCCTTCCCGAGCACTACTGCTCCTTGCTTGAACACGAGCACCAGCACGCGGTCCCCGGCCTTCACCTCGGCCAGGCACGTGCAGGTGGTCGATATGGATGGGTTGAGCCGCACATCGGCGGTCCCGTCTTGGTTGACTGCGGCGACGGTGCCCCACGTGTGGGACTCCTTTGCGCCTGCCCCGCCGAACAGCAGCTCGTACAGCTCGTGGCCGCTTACCATGACCCTCCCTCCGTCTCGGTGACGAAGCCGGAGCGGATGAAGCGGCGGGCCTTGTCCGTCACCGCGCAGTGGCCGCCGACCTCTATCTCCTGCTCCGTTATCGCACCGCGCCAATTTAGCCCGGCGGTGAGATAGTCGATGCCGACCGCGTCGTTGGGCAGCAGCGGTACCCACGGGTGGCCCCACTCGACGTACTCGATGGACGAGGAGTTGTCCACGAGCTTCGTCTTGGCCTTGGCCTTGAGGGCCTCGAGGCGATCCTCCTTGGTAGCGCCCGTGAGCTCCGTCACCTGGTCGACGAGCGGGACCTCGTAGCCCCTGTACGGGATGGACGCGCGGGAGTTGGGGTCGGTGTTCCGGCACACGGCCCAGAGGCTCTCCTCCTCCGTCTCGTAGGTCAGGTACACGGCGTTGGGGATGTCGTCCGCGTTGTCCGATCTGGATACCTTGGGGAGCATGATGGAGTCGACGCCGTCGTTGAACGTGCGCACCGGCTTGCGCGCCTGCGGCTCGACGTACGGGACCATCTGGATGACTCCGTAGGCATCCGGGTAGGCCGATGCGAACCCGGCCATGGCGAGGAGGTCGTTGGCTATCGTCAGCCAACTGTCGTTCGGCTCGTAAACCACGTCCCTCGGCAGGACGTAGTCGCAGCGCGGCTCGTTCGTGCGGAGGCCGAGGCGCTTGAAGATGCCGTCGGCGTGTGCGACCGCGTTGGTGCCCGCCTTGACCGTGTAGTAGCGGCCGTACTTCCCCTTGACCGCGAGGCGTAGCGTCGATTCGAGGTCGACGCTGCCGGATACCAGCGGGCCGTTGTATTTCGTCGTGCCGATGCTGCAGAAGTACGTCCCGAGGGCGAACGTCCCCGCCTCGCCGCGCTCGTCCTCCATCTGGTAGTACACGCGCACGAGGTCGTGCTCGTCGGGGATGGCGCTGCCGGAGAAGTCGAGCGTGCCCTGGGAGCGGAGCTGCGACAGCGCGGAGTGCGTGAGCCGACCGCCGGTGAACATGCCGTAGTCCTCGGCCTCGACGAGGCCGGGCCGCGTGACACGGCGGTAGATGTAAGACTCGCGCCGGAAACCTGTCAAGATCACAGGGCCTCACCGTCCACCCTCGTCAGCGAGAGGCTGATGTCGGCGTGCGTCGTCGGCATGCAAAGGTCGCGGTTCACGCTCACGTCGGCGGCGACGTGGAACACGTCACCGGCCACGCTCTTGAAGATGGCGCGCGGGTAGAGGATGAGGTCCTCGAAGGCGCGCACCTCCTCCTCGCCTATGACGTGCGCGGTCAGGGGGCGGGTGTCGCTGATGCCGCCAGCGTCGTATAGGACGGGATAGTCCCTGCCCGCGTAGCGCACGAGCGTGCGGTTGGCGCGCTCGAGGTTGCGCTGCTCGGTAGGGTCGAACTGCGCGCGGGCCATGAGGCCGTCGCCGTAGTAGACGAAGCAGTAGGGCGTCTTGATGCTGCCCGGGTGCTCCGTCGCCCTCGATGCGCCCGAGGCCGCATACGCCGCCACGCGGTAGCTGTACTCGGTGTTCAGCGGCGCGTAGCGGTCGACCACCGACGAGCCGTCGGACAGGTCGGAGGCGATCAGCCTCTCACCGTCGCGCGTGACGCGCCAGATGCTTAGGCTCTCGACGTCCTGCCCCTCGTCGTTGTTGTCGACGATGCACTGCAGCTCGGCGTATCCGCGCTCGATGTCGGCCTCGATGCGGAGGGAGGCTCGGCGCGGCAGCTCGAACTCCACGCGGAATGGCATGGAGGCCGTCGACTGCAGGCCGCTCGTGCTTCGGGCCGTGGCCACGATTCGGTACTCGCCGCCGTCCTCCGGCATCCACTCGTCCTTGGTGACGCTCGTGGCCGTGGAGGTGCCGAGCGCCTCCTCGTAGAGCACGTTGCCGCCCATATCGGTAATGGCCACGGCCATGGCTGCGAGCGCGCCGGATGCGTCGACGTACTGCACGCTCACGCCGACCGGCACGTTGCGCACGGTCTGGCCGGGCGCGTCGAAGGCGAGTTGCGGGGGCTGTCGGACATGGAACGAGCTGTTGCCGGACCACGGTCCGAAGTCGGCGTGCACGCCCTTGGTGCGCACGCGCCAGTAGACGGTGGAGTTGAGGGGGAAGTTCGGCACGCTCGCGCTCTGGGCGGTCGCGGCCGTCACCGTCTTCCATGCGGTGCCGTCCGTGGAGTACTGGACCTCGGCGGCGCTCTGCGCGGAGCCGTCGATGGGGTTGTGGTGCCACGTGAACGTGACCCTGCCCTGCGAGACGAGCAGCACCTCGCCGCTCGTCGGCGTGAGGAGCGTCGGTGCCGCCGGTGCGCAGATCGTGACGATTGCCTCGGACGGCTCGGACCACGCGGAGACGAGGCTGCCCCGCAAGTTGCGCGCGCGGTAGTAGAACGTGCCGACGCCAGGGTTGTCGCCGAACGACAGGGCCTTGCCGGTCACCGTGGCGATGGTGGTCCAGTTCTGGCGGTCGCGCGAGCGCTGAATCTCGGTGGCGCTCGCCGTAAGCGACAGGTTCTTGATGGTCAGCTCGACGGAGGTGTCTCCCGTGCGCTGGCCGCTCGGCTTGAACGGCGCGGACGGCGTGTTGAACGTGCGGTCGGTCATGACGCGCTCGGAGTAGCCGCTCTCGTTGTACGCGCGGACCAGATAACGGTAGTAGTGGTCGACCGAGCACGTCGGGTCTGTGTAGGACGAGGCGGAGCCGCTCACGTGTGCGATCTGGACGGAGCCGCCCCCGTCCGTGCTGCGCTCGATGCGCACCTCGGAGTAGGGGGCCTCGTCCGTGGCGTGGTTGGCCCACGTTATGAGGTTCTTCTCGTCGCTCAAGCGCTCGACCTTGGCACCGCTGGGTGCTGCGGGCTTCTCGGGCGGGTTGCGCAGCGTCTCGGTGTAGGAGTGGCCACCGGCGTTTCCGGCCGTGTTGTACGCGCCGATTCGGTAGCGGTACGTGTGGTTCGGGCGCACCGTCTCGTCGCTGTACTCCGTCTTGTCTCCGCCCGGCTTGGCGATGTTCACCCACTCGCCGCCGTCGGTCTGGCGGTCGACGTAGATGCCGTCGTACGGTCGGGCGGCCGTGGTGTTGCGCGTCCACGTGATGACGTTCAGGGTCTGGGACTTGCGCACGGCCTTGGCGTTGCTCGGCGTCTGGGGAGTCCAGACCGGGGCCGAGGGCCTGAAGGTGTCCCTGCACGTCGACTTGCGGAAGGTGCCGGAGTAGCTCGTGTACCACGCCGAGCACTCGCGCGTGACGGGGTCTCCGTAGTTGACCCAGCCGACGTCGAGCCAGCCGCTGTCGCCGTACCAGCCGGGGCCGTACATGCGGTACTGGCCGCCCCACGAGCGGTTGAGGATGGTGCCCTGCATGTCGCCGCACTTGACGTAGGAGCTGTACTTGACCTGCACGTAGCAGGAGTTCTCGCCGTACTCCTTTATCTTCCACTCGATATATGTGTTCCAGGCGGTCTGGCCCGTAGGCCAGACCTCGTTGCCCCATGCCATTTACATCCCTGCCTTCGCCTTGCGGACGGTCTGGAAGAAGTCGTTGAGTGTCATGAACTCGCTTATCGAGGAGGCGTCGATCTTGACGTCGCCCAGCGAGTAGTAGTTGTTGACCACGGTGGTCTTGGTGCTGCCGTTGCCCGTGTAGGCCGCGTTCCCGTCGAGCTGCGCCGTGGCCATGAGGCGCTTGGCGCTGTCCCTCACGTCCGCGCGGGCCTCGAGCATGCCGTGGGCGAAGTTCTCGCCGAGGTGGCGTCCCGAGGTCTCGCCGCCCTTCTCGGCACCGGACCAGGGGCCGTCCTCCGGCACGGAGAAGCCCATGACGCTCTTGGCCGCGTTGACCAGCGACGTGGCGAAGCTGCGGACGGAGTTCCACGCCGAGCCGATGCCGCTGGCGAACTGCTGGCCGAGGTGCGAGCCGCTCGTATACGCGCTCCACCCGCTCGCGCCGGACGAGGCGCTGCTGGCGAGCGACGAGCCGCTCGACCTCGATGCGCCTGCGGCCGCGCCGATGCCCCGTGCGTAGTTCGAACCGGCGGAGCTGCCCGTGCCGCCGAGGGCACCGGGGGAGGAGGAGACGCCGGACTTGGCGTTGCTGGCCAGCGAGCGTGCGTTGGCGTTGGCGCTGCCGGACGCGGAGCCGATGCCGCTGGCGAACAGCGCACCGGCCGACTTGCCCGTGCTGGATGCGTCGCCGGGAGCCGGGGCGATGCCGCCGGACAGGGCCGCGCGCAGTCCTGCGGCGTTGCTCGATGTCTGCGGCGTGTTGTCGGCGATGCCCTGGGCGAAGCCCGCTCCGGCGGAGTTGCCCGTCGCGGATGCGTCGGCGGTGGCGGTCGAGATGCCGCTCGCCAGCGCTGCGGCCAGCGCCGCCGCGTTGCCCTCCGTCGGCGCGCCTCCGGTCGTGATACCGCTGGCGAACAGCGCGCCCGCGAGGGTTCCCGCGTCGGAGCCGCCCTGCTTGGCCTCGTCGAGGCCGCCCACGGCCTCCCTGGCCTTTGCCGCCGCCACGTCGTAGGTGTCGCCCTGGGCGAGCGCGTTGGCGAAGGCCGTCACGGCGGCGTCTCCGGCGATGCCGTAGTCGTCGCAGTTGCGCTTGAACTCCTCGAGCGTGGAGCCGGTGACCTGCTGGGCCGCGCCGATGGCTCCATGTGCGCCCGCGCTTAGGCCGCTGGCCCAGTTGTCGGCCGCTGCCTGTCCCTCGGTCTTGCACTTGATGCCCATGTCGCCGAGGGCCTTGATGATGCTCCCGGTGGTGCCGTCCCACGAAGCAGCCAGCTTGATCAGCTGCTCGTCGCTTAGGCTCTGGAAGTCCTCGACGCTGATTCCGGCGCTCTGGAGGTCGTCGCAGAACTGGCCGAGGTCCTTCCCGAGGCCGACGAACGCGGAGGAGACGGCCGGTGACGCCGCCGCTAGGTCCTTCACGCTCGCCGTGGCCCCGTCTGCCACGGCCACGGATGCGCCGAGACTCTCCGTGACGGTGTCGATGGAGTTGTTCACCGCGCCGAGCGCGGCCTTGGCCTCGTCGAGTGCCTTGCCCTGCTTCGTGTAGCTGACGGTCAGCTCGGCCTGCTCGCGCGTCATCTGCGGGTTGTTCTTCATGCAGCGGTTGAGTTCGTCGTTGTAGTCCTTCTGGGCCACGGCGAGCGTCTGGATGTCCTGCGCCTGCTGCTCATAGAGGGCCGTGAGGTTCGACTGCTGCGCGTCCACCCTGATCTGCTCGAGCTTCTTCTCGACATACTCGCCGAGCGCGCCCGTGACGTCGCTGATGGCTCCGTGCTCGTCGGCGAGCTTGCCGTTCGCCTGGTCCACGACGCTTATCTGCGTGCCGCACATCGAGTTGACCGTATCGACCGCAGCGCGCAGGCGGCCCTGCGCCTCGGTGCTTAGATCGCTCTTGTTCGCATACTCCCTGATGGTGTCGTACGCGGCCGTGAGCTGTGCCGATTGCGCGGCGGCCGATGTGTTCGTGTCCTTGAGCGTGGTGGCGAGCTGCGCCTGGCTCTCGAGCATCTTGTCGATGTCGGCCTTGGCGCTGCCCGTGGAGCCCGTGAGGACGTCGAAGGCCCCGGCCTCCTCCTTGACCTCGTTCTTAGCGCCAGCGGCGGCGGCCTCCAGCTCGGTGGTCGATGCCTTCAGGTTGTCGGCGTGCTTCTTGGCGTCCTCCATGCTCTGGACGAAGGCCGTGATGCCAGCGATAACGAGCGCAGGGCCGACGGCGGCGAGGGCCAGCTTGGCCACGTCTGCCGCCTTCGATAGCGTCATGAGGCCTGCGGCTTGCGCCTTGGTGGCGGCCTCGGTCGTCTTTGCCGCTGCGGCCTCCTGCTTGTATCCGTTCACCAGCCCGTTCGACTGGTTCATGGCGTTGCACTTCTCGTCGACTTCCTTCTTGAGGCTCTCGACGAGTTCGGCGTTGGCCTTGCTGCCCTTCTTCTGCTCGTTCGACAGCTTGCGGACGGCCGTGTTGTACTTGGACGTGTCGTTGTTGGCGTTGCGCACGGCCTCGACGTACTTCTCGACGCCTCCGGCCGCCTTGGCCGCCGGGTTCTTCTCGAGGGCCTTGTTTAGCTTTTCGTTCTCGCTGTACGCCTTCAGTGCGGCTGCATTTGTGGTGGTCAGCGCGTCGGCGTAGACGCCCCACTCCTGCTTGGCCTTGCCCACGGCCGTGACGGCGTTGCCCACGGTCTTGACGATTCGGCCCGTTGTGGTGAGGAACGGCGAGGCGGCTGCGGCCACGGCGGCGAGCGCGATGATATTGCGCTGCGCGCCCTCGTCCATGTCGGCGAAGCCCTGCGTCACGTTCTCGACGGCCTCGAAGAGCGGCTCGGCCGCGTCGACGGCGTCGGTGGCGGCGTTCACTAGCGGCGTGCCGATGTCCTCGGCCACCGCCGTGACCTTGTTCTGCAGGATCTCCAGCTTGGCGGCCATGGAGTCGTTTCGGTTGTTGACCTCGTCCTGCAGCGCGGTGTTCTCGCGCCAGCCGTCGTTGGATACCTGAAGCGCCTGGCTCACGAGGTCCGTGTTGCCCGCGAGGCGCTTGAGCACGTCGGTCTGCCTGATTCCGGTCACGCCCATGGACTCCAGCGCCACGGTCATGTTCTCGGCGCTGTTGGTGCCCTTGAGGAGGGCCAGCATGGTGTCGGTGGCGCTCGTCCTCCAGCTCTGCGCGAACTGGTCGGCGCTCATTCCGGCGATGGACGCGAACGAGTCGAGCGCGTCGCCGCCCGTGGCCACGGCCTTGTCGATGGATGCGACGGTGTTGGAGAACGCCGTGCCACCGGCTTCGGCCTCGATGCCGAGGGAGGACATGGCACCGGACCATCCGAGGATGTCCGGCGTGCTCATGCCGACTTGGTTGGATGCGGCAGCGATGCGCTGCCCCATGGACGAGACGCTTGATTCGGTTGTCGCGAGGTTGTTGCCGAGGTTGACGATTGCCGAGCCGTAGCGGCTCACGTCGCTATGCGACATCTTCACGATGTTGGCGAACTGTGCCAGCTCGGTGGCCGCCTGCTCGGCGTTCATGTCGGTGGCGATGTCAAGACCGGATACCACGCGCGAGAACTCGTCCAGCTCGTCGATGGAGAAGCCGAGCTGCGCGCCCAGCGCCTGGATGTCGAGAATCTGGTCGGCGCTCACCGCGTTGGTCTTGGAGAACTCGATGGCCGATTCCTTTAGCTGGCGGTACTGCTCTTCGGTGCCGTCCACGGTCTTGCGCACGCCCGTGAGGGACGTGTCGATCTTGACGGCCGCAGCGCCCGTGGCCACGGCCACGCCCGCGATGGCTGCGGTTACCGGGACCAGCTTCTGCCCGGCGGCCTCGATTCTGGCCCCGGTGTTGTATATCTCGCCGCCCGCCTTGGCGAGCTTGGAGCCGCTGCTCACCAGCTTGCCACCGGCGGTGTCTAGGTTGCCGCTCGCGGCCACGGCCTTCTTGGAGAGGCTATCGAGGCGGCGCTCGGCCTTCTCCAGCGCGGAGCCGTTGTATGAGCCTGTGACGGCGATGGAGATTGATGCCTTACCCATTTAGGTACCTCTGGATTACTTTCTCGATGCGCGACTCCACGCGGTCGCGCACCTCGTCCTCGTATTCGTCGACGGCGCGCATGAGCGCGCGCGGTTTACCGGCATGGGGCACGCCCATGCGCCTGCCCGCCCTGGGGCCGTTCAGGTAGAACGCGCCGGGGTTTGCGAACTCGATGGGGCCTGCGCCGGGGTCGCTATTGGCGATCTTCACGCCCGCCGATATGGTCCGCATCGAGGCGTTGGCGGCGTACTGCCCGGAGCCGCCGAGGCCGCGCGCGTAGGATTGATAGGCTGCAAAAAGGGGCCGCACGTCCTCGCGCAGCCCCCTCTTTACTTCCTTCGGCAGCTCGCGGTCGATTTCGCGGAGGCCCTTCAGCGTCTCCGCGAGGCCCTCGACCCTGATGCTCAAGCTGCTCATTTCTTCCTCCCCATGCGGTCGAACAGGCGCTGCACGCGCTCGCCCCTCGTCCTCTCGCGCTTGGCCGCGAAGCCCTCGCCGCGTCGGTCGAACAGGGCCAGCCACTCCTCGAAGACGAACGGGTACTCGTCCAGGAGGCGCGCCATGTCGTATGGGGAGGCCCCGGTGATTCTCGCGGCGCTTGCTACTTGGCGGGCGCAGATGCTAAAGGGGCGTCCTTCTCCTTGGCGAGGAGCTTGGTGTTGTCGTCGATTACGACGGCGTCGTAGGTGTCGGCGATGTACTCGGCGGCCTCGGCCAGCTCCATGCCCTCGATGCCGACCTCCTTGGCCTTGCCCGCCTGCTCGGCGGCGATCACGCACCACACGAAGTCGTTGTAGGCGGCCTTGTGCGGGGAGTCGGGGATGGATGCCATGGCGTCGATGGACTTCCAGTTGGAGGTGCGGCCCGCATCGAACTCGATGGGGTCGTTGTCTCCGTCGGTGAGGGTGAAGTGGAACTTGAGCATTTAGTGCCTCCTAGGCTGCTGCGTAGGTCTGAACCTTGTTGACGATGGTGATGGTCACGGGGGAGCCGTCCTTGGCCGCCACGCCGATGTCGTCGGCGCTGAACTCGACCTCGGCGGCGCTGCCCTCGGGGTCGATCTCGGGCGTCTCGCAGTTCCACGGGACGTTGGAGAAGACGACGCTCATGGTGCAGTTGGGGTCTTGCGAATGGGTGAAGTCCCATGCGGCGGAGCCGTAGACGACCTTGTTGGTGACGGTCGTGCCGTTCTCGCTGCCCGTGAGGACCTTGCGAATCTCGGTGTAGTCCTCGGGGATGATGGTCTGCTTCACCGTGGTCTTGAGCTTGGACTCGGCGACCTCGGATGCGATGACGCGGCCCGCGCCTCGGTAGGAGGTGAGGCTGTTGGACAGCTCGAACTCGCCCTTGGTCACCAGCACCTCGATGGGGGTCTGGTCGTTGGGGGAGAACTTGAACACACCGTTGGTCGGGATGAAGTAGCCGTCGAAGCACGAGGGCTCCGTCTCGCCGGACCAGCCGCCGAACAGGGCGGCGTCGATACCGGCGGCCGTGATGCCGATGTCGAGCGGCGCGTTGCCCTCGAAGGAGAGCGACAGCGTGTCGATCTTGCAGCCCGTGGCCTTGTGCACCGTGGCGGCCGACGTGTTGCCCACCTGGCCCCAGAAGGTCAGGAAGGGAATCTCGGAGCCGAGGGTGATCACGTGCTTGTAGTAGCCGGGCTTCTCGGCCGACGTTGTGACGATGTTGCCCATGGCGGCGAGGATGTAGAGCACCAGCGAGTCGGCGTAGGCCAGCGTCTCGAAGTCGACGGCCATGTTGACCTCGGACACGTAGGCCCCGTTCGTGGTGTTGGCTCGCAGGCCGCAGGCCACGTTCTTCTGCTCGACGGTGCGCTCGGGCTTGATCAGGCCGCCGCCCGTGAGGCCGTGTCGGAACGTCGGCGTCGGCGCGGCCTTTGTCTTGGACTCCTGGCGGGCGACGCCGAGGAGGCCGATGGATGTGTTAATCATCTGCCGTCTCCTTCTTGGACGTGCGGGACTCCTTCACGATTCCGTCCCGCTTCAGGATGGTCAGGAGGGACGTGGGCAGGCCCTCGACCTGCTCGCCCTTCTTCGCTCGATACGTGAGGCCGTTGTAGGTGGCCTCGAAACCCTTAGCCGCGCGAAGCATTGCGCACCAGCTCCTTGAACTCTCTGGGGCAGGCCGAGAAGACCTTGCAGGTCACATCGACCTGTGCCGCCACCACGTACTTCTTGTCGGGGGTCGAGTCGTAGCCCGCGTCGCTCATGCGCGGAATCGCGCAGTCGACCGCGCCGCCGAGAGTCGCGTCGGCGGCGATGCCGTAGCAAAGCGAGTTGACCCAGCGCTGTACGCTCTCGCGCGCGACGTCGAACTTGGCGTGCGTGGCGAACAGGTAGACGTGCAGCGTGAACTGCTTGGCGTACTCGGCGCTCGTCGCCCCGCCCGTCGTGCTGTCCATGTCGGCCAGCGGGTCGCACCACGCGAGGAACGGCGGGCGCTTCGGCGGGATGTGGTCGTGGACCTCGGGCACCTTGCCGCCGTCGCCGTACATGGCCAAAGCGCTCTCGGACAGCACGAGCGACGCGCGCTCGAACAGGGCCGTGGCGGCCTCGGCGTAGGGCATGGCGATCACATGACCACCGCCCTGCACCGGCCGAACTGCTCTATAGCCGCGTCGACCTCCGGCAGGCCCGTCGCGCCGTCGCGCCCGGCGAGCGTGTAGCGGATGAAGCCCGCGTCGGTGGCCTCGCCCGTGGCCCTCTCGGGGGTGGCCGACGGCCGCAGGTAGTAGGCCGCGAGCCGCAGGACGGCCTCGCTCACGCGCTCCGGCACCTCGGTGAGGCCGTAGCGGTAGCGGATGGTCGCGCGCCCCTCGGGGCCGACCGCCTGGCAGTCGCTCACGAGCGACCAGCCGGGGGTGAGGACCTCGGCCACGTCGTTGTGGTCGAGCCAGACGAAGCCGCCGCCGAAGGTCTCCGTGACGCCCATCTGCTGCACGAAGCTGCGCCTCGCGTTGCGCTCGAACGTCTCGGTGGCCGCCTGACGCGCGGCCCAGAACTCCTCCTCGGTCACGTCGGAGAAGTCGTCGGTGTCGTCCATGCCCTTTAGCTGCTCGAGCCTGAAGTAGTGGCGCGTGACCACCGCGAGGAACGTGGTGAACAGCAGGTCGTCACCGCGATACCAGTTGATTCGCACGGAATCGGGGGCCGCGATGCGCGGGAGCTTCAGCTTTCCGCCCTCGAGCCTGTACTCGAGGGACGTTCCGCTGCCCAAAAGGAGGGCCGCGCGGTCGGGCGCGGCCTCCGTCTCAAGTGTCGGCTCGTCCGTGTAGGCGACGCGCAGCGTGCTGTAGGGCTGGACGAGCACCGCTACTCCTCCTCGTCGTCGTAGAGGTCGGCCTCGAGGAGCGCCAGAAGCTCTTCCTTCTTGGCCGCCTTGGGGTACTCGATGCCCTCGGCGTCGAGCTTGGCCTTGATCTCCTTTACGGTGAGGTCCTCGGCCTGCGGCTCGGGGGCCTTCACGGCCTCGATGGCGAGGCCGCGTCGCACGGCCTCGTCGGTGGACATGACTTCGCCCTCGAAGGCGACCAGGTGTCCGTCGCGCACGACGCGCTTGGGTGAGGTGTAGGTCTCCATGGCTCCCCCTTACGCCGCTGCGGTGTCGAGGTTCGTCTTGGAGGCGTAGCAGAAGGCGTCGGGGTAGCGGACCTGCAGCGCCTTGGTGTGCTCGGCACGGATGCACAGCTCGTTGTGGACGAACTGGTCGTTGATGCGGTCGACGTCGACCGTGGTGCCGTGGATGGAGCGGCGCTCGGCTGCGTAGGAGTCGTACACGAGCAGGCCGTCGCAGTTCGGGTCTTCCACAACCTTCATGCCCCAGAGCACGTCGCCGGTGATGGACTGGTACAGGCCGGTCTCGGTCTTGTACAGGTCGATTTCCTGCTTGATGATCGGGGAGACGAGCACGTGGGTCGGGACGCGCTTGGCGGTCAGCATGACCTTGGTGCGCATCTTGCGGATGGCCTCGTAGTACAGGCCGCCGACGTGCTCCTCGAACTCGAGGATGCCGGTGGTGTTCTTGATGCCGACGATGCCGGTGGAGTTGTTGCCGCTGAACATGTGGTCGTCGGTGACGCTGTTCAGGTCGAGCAGGAGGTCGTGCTGGATGATGCTCAAAAGCTCGTCGTAGTCCTTGAGCGTGTCCTCCGAGACGGGGACGTATCCGGCGAGGGTCTCCTTGTTGGCCACGGCGTCCTTGTAGGAGTACAGGACCTTGGCCTTGGCTGCGGAGGTGCCGTCGACCACGCCGCCCCAGGTGGCGGGCATGCCCGTCTGCGTGGAGCGCTGCTTGTAGGTAACGGAGCCGGTGGCGGGGGTCTCGCGCAGCGTGTCGGCGAAGCTGCCGAACAGGCTGTCGGGCTTCGGGTCGAGGGTCAGCTCGATCTCGGTGGGCGCGCCGACGGTGACGACGGTGGCCTCGTTCTTGAAGCCACGGTAGAGGCCTCGGAACTCATCGCGCGGGCCGAGGATGCGCTCGGCGAAGGACGCCTTGGGCGTGGGAACCTTGGGGGCGGGCGCGTTGCGGGCGGCGTCCTCCTCCTCGATGACGTGCTCGAGGGTCAGGTCGAGCTGCTGAATCTGGCCCTCGATGATGAGGGCCTTGTTCTGGTCGCCGGAATCGGCGGCCTTGTGCTGCTCCTCGGCGAGGCGGCTGCGCTCCTGCCAGAGCTGCTTGGAATTGAGCGGCATGCTTACTCCTTACGGTAGACGTGGTTGCCGAGGAGGACGAAGCCCTCCTCGCTCCGGGCGACTGTATCCACGGCGTGAGATTTTTCGATTGCGTCGGCGGGCGCGTGCTTGAAGCGACCCATGAGCGTGCGGTCGAGCGCGTCGGCCACGCGCTTCTCGGTGGCCACAATCTCGTCGGCGAGGCCGAGTTCGAGCGCCTCGTCGGCCGTATACCATGTCTCCTCGTCCATGGCCTTCTTGACGTCGGCCAGCTCCATGCCGGAGCGCGCGGAGATGATTCCGGCGATGGTGGAATCGAGCGCGGCGAGCTGCGCGACGACGTCGGCCAGCTCCTGCGCGTTGCCCTGCGCGTAGGTCCATGCGTCATGGATCATCAGCTGGGCGAAGCTGCTCATGACGACCTTGTCGGCCATCATGGCGATATAGGAGGCCGCCGAGGCGGCGATGCCGTCGATGTGCGCCGTGGTCTCGCCCTTGTAGCGCTGGATTGCCGAGGCGATGGCGAAGCCCTCGTAGACGTCGCCGCCCAGGGAGTCGATGCGGATGTCGACGGGCTTGCCCTTCAGGCCGTCAAGCTCCTTGGCGAAGTTCTTGGCCGTGTTGGACTCCTCGGAGGACCAGAAGTCGCTGCCGATGGTGCCGTAGAGGTACACGGTGGCCTTCTCGGCCTCATTCTTGATTCGGAACATTCGTTGCCCCTTTCTGTGTGCCGTCGGCTGTGCCGTTCGGCTTGTCTGCGTTGAATACGTTCACGGTGCCGTCCCCGTTGACGGTTCCGTAGTTGAGCGGGAACAGCGGCTGGTCGATGCCCTCGACGGGTTCCATGTCCTCTAGGTCGCGCACGTCCGCGCGGGTGATTGCGCCGAAGTAGCCGAGCTCGCGGTAATACTGCGTGCGGGCCGCGTCGTCTCCGCGCATGAGGCCGTTCAGCTTGAATTTGGCCTTGGTGTTGCGCTGGTAGCAGGCGTCGAGGACGGGCTGCAGCGCCATCTCGAGGTCGCGCACGTCCGGCGTGATGGTGTCGGTCACGTAGTCGATTCGCATCTGCTGGCCGCCGTTGTACGTGGCCCCTTCGCTGTCGTAGACCTTCCACGGGGGAACGTTGCAGGCGCGACAGACCTGATGGAGCACCCATTTCTGCTGCTCGATGACGGATGCGTCCTTCATCGTCTGCTGGTCCGTCACCCACTTGGCCCCGTAGCCGAAGATGGGCGCGCGTCCCGCCTCCTTGACGCCGCTCTTGGCGTCCACGGCCTCGCGGAGGGCCTTCAGGTCCTTCTCGTCCATGCGACCCTCGGGCACCTCGACGTGGCCGAGCTGGTGGTTTCCGTTGTGGAGCATGGAGCGGTAGAAGCGCTCGAGGTCAATGGACAGGCCGATCTCCTCGGCCGCGAGGCGCGCGAGGGAGATGCCCCTCACGCCGTCCTTGGTCATGTGCGTGGAGATGTTCACCACTTCGTCGGGGTAGTACCACCCGGCGGGCACGTGGTCGTCACCGGGGGAGACGTAGTAGCGCGTGCGCCTTCCCCTGGGCGCGTGCTTGTCGTAGTCGTGCATCACGCTTGCCGTGATGGGCCAGATCGCCACCGGCTTGCCCTTGAACCACTCGACGTACCAGTAGGCGTTGCCGAAGGTGTCGCGGCGCAGCACGGTCCAGTCCATGAGCTTCGCTGCGGTCATCTCCTCGTTGGCCATGCCGTTTAGAATCTTGGCCAGCGGGTGGTTGTCGAGCCGCTTGTGGCCGTCGCGGCCCGCCTGCATCACCGAGAAGGGCAGGCTGGCCATGCTGCGCGCCTTGGTCTGCTCGCAGGCGGCGAAGTCGATGGACATGAGCGCGCCGTATCCGTGTGGCGAGGCGAAGCCCGGCGGCAGCGTGACGTACACGACGTCCTGCACCGGCTCCCTCTTGTAGAACATGTCGTAGAAACGTCCCATACGTCCCCTTTCTGTCGGGGGCATCGTATGGGCCGCGTGAGATTAGCTGACGGGCACGTAGGACTCCGTGCCGCTCACCAGCTTGTCGTATGCGAGGGCCGCTATGGCCAGCGCGATGGCCGCGTCGATTTTGGACTTCTTGGAGTCCTTGCCGAAGCGCATGCCGTACGGCTCGCGCACCATCTCGACGGTGTTGGCCAGATGCGCGCGGAGCTTGGGGCAGCCGCGCAGGCGCAGCTCCCCGGCCTTGACCTCGTTCACGACGATTGATGTGGCCTGGCACATCGTGGCGTTGTTCTGGGGGAACGAGACCGTCTCGATTCCGTACACATCGCGCAGACGCGAGTTCATCACGATCAGGCGGTTTGGGTCGATTCCCACGACCTGCGGCCAGTGCTCCGAGCACAGCCCGGCGATGAGCTGGGTTATCTGCTCGAAGTCGTAGTGGCCCGTCTCCTCGTCCGGGGTATCGAACACCCACTCCTTGGTGAGGCAGACGGTCTTCCCCTTCTTTGTTTTGCGCTTCTGGTACGCCACTATTGCGAAGCTATCGCCAGCCGTTGCGCCGTCGATGCCGAGCGTCCACGGCTTGCCGAAGTCGAACCTGTTGGTGCCGCGCTCGCAGCGGTCGAGCTGCGGTGCCTTGAAGACCGAGTAGGCGTCGTTGTCCTTTGGGAATCGGTTGGCCGTGTAGCGCTCGAACTGGCGGTCGGATGCGGCCATGCCCCTCTGGTCCTCGATGCTCTCCCAGTTGACCCACGAGGCCACCATGATCTTCTCCCAGTCGGCGCGCTTCTCGATGTCGTCGTCATCGTCGAGGCCCAGCCAGTACAGGTACATGCCGGGGTCTCGGCGCGCCTTGTCGCTGTACATCTCCCAGAGGAAACCCTCACGCTTGTCTCCGGCCGTGGTGATTCCCACGGTGAGCGGGTTCCACAGGACCTTCTGGCCCTTGACCCCGGCGTCCCAGACCTTCGAGTCCGGGTAGGTGTGCAGCTCGTCGAATATCAGGAAGTTGAAGTGCCACGACTCCAGCGCGTCCGCCGTGTTCGGCAGAATCATGATTTTCGCGTTGGTCTCCTTGTGCGTGATGATGTTCTTCCCGATGTCCCACTGCTCGCGCCACGTCGGGTTGAGCTTGATCATCGTGCAAATCTTCTCGTAGACGTTGCGAATCTGGTCCTTCGACGACGCCACCATTCCGTACTGGCCGTTGTGGACCGGCTCCATGGTGGCCACGGTGAGGAGGATTCCGGCGCACGTCTCGGACTTGCCGTAGCCCGAGGGCAGGCCGATGATGGCGCGGCGGTACTTGCGCTTGAAGCCCCTGGCGGTCATTTTTCCCGAGGCGAAGAGCGGTTTCCAGATATTCTCGCGCTGGAACTCCTCCAGATAGAAGGGCTGCGCGTAGTAGGAGTCGTTGGCGACGTGGCGGCACATCGAGGTGAAGCAGCGCTCATAGTCGCGCGCCATGACGAGGCCTTCGCGCGTGTAGCTAGTCGGCGTCCGATACATCGACTACCTCCGCTGGCAGCTCGTAGGCTGCGTCGATTGAGCGGAACATTGACGCCGTGTCCGCTGCGGTCTTGACCGTCGTTGCGTCCATGAGGCCGATGCGCGAGCGCGCGAGCGGCGACAGACCGAGCATGTCGGACAGGGCGCGAATCTCGCTCGACGCCTCCTTGAGGATTGTCAGTGCCGGGTTCTTGCGCACGAGCGGGACCTCCCTCCCATCCGGTGTCTTGTACGGCTTCACGCCGATCTTGTCGAAGATGTTTATGCGGCCGTCCTCGCTGTGGATGGCCTGCTGCGCCTGCTCGGCCACGGCGTGCCAGTAGGTGAGGAGGCGCAGGGTCGGTATGTCCTGCTCGCTGAAGTTGTTCACAGGCGGGCACAGCCACGCCCATATCTCGCTCTGGACGGGGTCGAGGGCGATGTCCTCGGGCATGAGGACTCCGGCGGCGTCGGTCTTCGCCGCGAGGCCGTATGCGTCGGTTATCCCGCGCCTGATGGCGTCGTGTTTCGGCTTTGCGCCCTTCACAGGCCCTCACCCCGCAGCGCGTCCTCCATCTTCTTGGCGGCCTTCTTCAGGGACAGGCACAGCGGGGCGGCGGTCATGAGGGATGCGCGGGACATGTCCGAGGCCGCGACGTGCGCGCGCTGGATTACCTCGAGCACCTCGTCGTCGCTCATGGCGGCGTTTGGTGCCGGAGGCTGAAGCTCGCCCACGTAGGCGTAGCCCCTGTATGCGTGGCTGCGGCACGTCGAGCAGCAGAAGCGGGCGGTGCTCCTCTTCGCCTGGAACTCGCGCCCGCATGACTCGCATCTCTTTATCAAACTTCCCCCGTCTCGAGGACCGCCTCGCGGCCCGTCATGTTCTCCCATCTCGTTATGATCACGTCGCAGTAGTGCGGGTCTAGCTCCATGCACAGGCATCTGCGGCCCATCTGCTCGGCCGCTATCACGGAGGTGCCGCTGCCGCCGAACGGGTCGAGCACCGTCTCGCCCTTGCGGCTCGAGTTGCGCATCTGGTATGCGAACAGCTTTACCGGCTTCATTGTCGGATGGTCATCGTTGCGCGACGGCTTGTCGTAGCGGAGCACGTCCGTCGCCACGCTATCGCCGGACATCGCCTCGACCATCTCGATGAGTTCGGCCTTGCTCATCTTGTGCGGGTCTTTGCCGAGGTCCTCGTAGACCGTCGACTCGGAGCGGCTGTCCGTGAAGTAGTGCGCGGCTCCGGGTTTCCATCCGTAGAGGCAGTCCTCGTGACGCCACTGGTAGTCCTGGCGGCCGAGCGAGAAGGTGTTCTTGACCCAAACGAGCATCTGCTTGCACATGATTCCGGCACGCGCGAGGGCCGAGGCGAACGCTGGCATGTGCATCACCGAGAGCCACGTGTATACCGCGCCGCCTTCCTTCAGATGGGGAACGGCCGCGCTCAACGCCGCGTACAGGAACTCCTCGAATTGCGCCTCGTCTTTGAACTCGTCGTTGTCGATCACGAGGCCGTCCGTCCTGCGCCGGAGCTGCTTGGCCTCCGATGGGCGCATGTGCTGGCCGAGCGCGACGTTATATGGCGGGTCGGTCAAGATCATGTCCGCGAGACCCCCCCCGCATAGCTTCTCGACGTCTTCAGGGCATGTCGAGTCCCCGCACATCACGCGGTGGTTTCCCAAAACGAAGACGTCGCCGCGCTTCGCCCTGCAGATGGTTACCTCCGGCTCGGGGTCGTCCTCCTCAACGGCGCTTAGGCCGTCCGGCTCAAGCTCCTCGGAGAAGCCGAAGTCGCCCATGTCGAATTCGTCCGCGAGGACATCCAGCTCGTAGGCGAGGAGGTCCTCGTCCCACCCGGTCATCATGGTCGTCTGGTTGTCGACGAGCGTGAGCGCACGCCTTTGGGCATCGCTTAGGTCGTCGCACGCGACGCACGGGACCTTCTTCATCCCGAGGTTCTTCGCTGCGGTAATTCGCGCGTGCCCGGCCACGACCTCCGGCAGGCCGTCCGCGTTTCGCCAGACGATAACGGGGTTTCTGAAGCCGAATTCCTTAATCGAGGCCTCGACGGCGTCTATCTGCTCCCTCGTGTGCTTCTTCGCGTTGTTCTCGTACGGAACGAGTGAGTCGATCTCGATTTCCTCGATTTTCAGTTCGTTTTCGCGCATTGTCGCGTCCCCTTCCGGCGTGTCGTGATGGGGAGCATAGGCGCGCCGTGAGATTTAGCGTTGCGATTTCACCTCGCCTTGGCGTTGCACTGAACCCCCCCGACCTCCAATTTCGTAGCGAAACGCGGGGGATAGGGGCGCGCGGGGTAGGGGGAAAGAAACCCGATTTTCCGAGGGGGTAGGGGGGTCGTGCATAAAAAAGGGTGCAGCCCCGTCCGAGGCCACACCCTTGTGCATAAAAGCTATCTGTTCGCCGCCCTGCGTGCATCATCGCGCTTCTTGTGGCAGCTCTTGCACCGCAGCGTGAGGTTCTCCACCTCGCTGCCGCCGCCCTCGCACAGCGCGCGGCCGTGGTCCACCTCGCCGCCCATGCCCGCCGTGTACCAGCGGCCGTCGCGGTACTCCGCGCACACCCTGCCGCAGTCGGCGCACCTTCCGAGCTGCCTTCCGATGGCCCTCTGCCTCGCCTTGCGGTACGCGCTCGACGAGTACTCGGAGCGCCATGGCTCGCGCTCGGCCCTCGTGGCGTCGCCCTCCGTCGGCCTGCGCTTGGGCCTCGGCCTGCACGGGCAGCGCTGGCCCTCGGGGTGCGTGCGGCCGCAGTGCGGGCAGTACACGCTCACAGCTCGCGCCTCCCGCTCTCGGCCTTGGCCTTGGCGGCCACGCCCAGGCTGATGCTGCGGGCCGCCTGGAATATCTCCAGCGGCGTGAGGCCCAGCAGCTTGAACGCCTCCAGCGCCGCCGTGATTCCCTGCTCGACCCTGTGCTGGTCGTACTGTTTACCGTTGTCCATCTATCCCACTCCAATCGCCGCCGACAGCGCCAGCAGCATCTTGAACATCACGGCCACCGCCGCCGCGTCTATGGCGAGGCAGGCCGCGATGATGAGCGAGCACCCGCCCGCCCTCTTCCAGTCGATCATGTGTCCCTCCTATAGTGCCATGAATGCGAGCAGGAGGAGCCCTGCGGCGAGGGCGCGGACCGTCCGCGCCCATGCCGCCAGCAGGGCCGCCGCCAAAAGGGCCAGCGCTAGCAACTCGAGAAGCTGTCGCACGTGTCCTCCTGCATGTCCTTGTAGTGTTCGACGACCCAGTTGCGAGCCCAGCACGCCGCGTGCCACTCGGCACCCGGGCTGTCCGTGCCCACGTTCGGGTCGCTCTCGAACGCCTCCTCGAACTCACGCTCGCAGATGCCGTAGTCGCAGCAGCCCTCGAGCAGGTGCGAGCATTCGCCGCAGGTCCTCGGCTCCTCCCTGTTCCACGGTGCCCTCGGGTCGCCCTCGAGGCATCCCGGCGGCAGGTTGTAGCCGCTCCCCGGCTCACAACTGGCGGCCAAGGCGGGTCACCTCCTCGCACCACGCCTCGCGCTCGTAGGTCTCGATGAACCAGTGCGCATCGTCCTTGATCTCCTCGAGCGGGTTGTCCATCTCCTCGACCTCGCTGTCGGGGATGTCCACCACGTGGACCTCGGTTATCTCGAATCGCATGTCTGCTCCTCTCCGGGCGTCGTGCCCAGCTCCTTCGCTATTCCCTCGGCGATGATGCGCGCGGTCTCCACCGCCACCGCCTTGCTGCTCTCCATCCGCCCGACCGTGTATGCGCGCTCGATCATGTCCTGGGCGGCGCGCTCCATGGCCGTGTCGTCGTATCCCCGGCAGACCCTGTGCTCCTTGAGGTACGTGTGGGCGCGGTCCTGCGGCCTCGTCTCGTCGTAGCGGAACACCTCGTTGCAGTCCGCGAGGATGTCCTCCATCGTGTCCATCAGGCCACCTCCGCCCGTATCTGGATAGGCCCCCGGTTCCACTGGTCGCGCGCGCCGTTGGCATCCATCGGGTCGCCGTCTCCGCGCGCCCCGCACGAGGCGCAGTAAACGAACTGCCATATGCCGCCAATCTGGGCGCAGTACGCGGAATGCGCCAGATGCTCGGTTGTGCCGCAGCATGGGCAGCATTTGAGCGTGCCTCGGTCAATCATTCGCCCACCTCCGCCCAGGATGCTCTCTTGTACGCCTCGCACTTGACAATCACATCATACGTGACCTTCTTGGTGATTCCGCACGAGTACCCGATTGCCGCAGGAAAGCTGTACACGCATGTCGCGCAGGCGCTCTTGAGGTGCTCGACCATGCGGTCGTACTCTTCTCCTGCCGTGATTTCATCCAGCTCTTTAGTGGCCATTGCGAATCGCCACCCCGCAGCTATGGCAATAGTTCGGCACGCCGTACTCGCCGATTTCCTCCCCGCATTGAGGACAAAACACGTTGCCCTCCATTGCGTTTGGTATGACGGGTCTGTATATCGGGCGGTCGATTAGGTCGGCAAGACTGTCGAAAACTTCGCGCCAGTTCAAATAGCCGACTCCAAGGCAGTCGAGAAACGGCACTATCGCTGATTCTTTGAACTCGGAAACGTCATATCCGCGCATCTTCTCGGCAACCTCGCGGCGCTGCTCGTCGCTAGTGAATGTCATCAAAACCAGCTCCAAACATACAGTCGTAATCGCACTCCCAGGTCTCTCCGTCGCGGCTCATGGTCGCACCATATTTCGGAGTGCCGCCGGTATTGTCGCCCCAGAAGTGGAAGTGCCATCCAAGGAAGTCGAACTCCTCGTCGTACTTGTCGGCGGCGTACCTCGTGTCGTCGTACTCCTCGTAATCGTCCCACCCGAACTTGCGGGAAAGGTCATCGAACGTGTATCGGGTCGGCTTGTCCTTGCCGTCCTCCCACTTGTAGACCTCTGGCCAACCCTGCTTGTAGCAACCGACTCGGACGCTGCCGTCTCCCATGACTCCATGGTGCGAGTGCTCGAACCACTCGCAGCAGCCGCCAGGGTGTTTCATGATGTTCGCGTATATGCGAAGTCTAGTAGGCAATGAACCCTCGTCGGTGTCATATACGCCTACATCCTCCTTATCGGTTCTGCGCTCGCCGTTGAGGTACACGAACGCGCCGTA